TCCTCACCCATCCACCATTGCTGTGCGTGGTTGATTAGCGCCCGGTACGACCAGTTGAAGTCAAGGCCGTTCTCCCAGTTACGCTCTTCATACTTCTCGACCCCTTTCCCATAGAGCTCTGCCAACTCACGCAGTGCATCCCACGGCAGGAGGTCCCAGCGGTCGGGCTTCTTCTGCTTGCGCCCGCCACTCTTGCTAACAACGAATTCAGGTTCGTCCATGCTTCTCATACCATTCTTTCATATTGACATTTACTAAAGTTTGCGCCTGCAACAACGTACCCCGCCACTCCCTCCGCTGCTTTACGCCGGAATTGTGATGGCGGGCTACTTGAAACACCGGCAATTCAAGTTCGGTGCATATATCGTATTGCTCGGGCAAGTCATCAACCACCAGCAAGATGCGCTCGGGGTCAATGATCTGACACACCCGCTCATACTTGTTGTCATCGAAGAGCAGGCGGTGATACTGAAACCCGTTGTGGTCGAGCCAGAACCTAGTGTCCGGGTCGACATTGTCGAGGCGCTGCCAAGGGCGAGTCGTAGTGAACCAAACCTCCAAGGGCAACTCGTTCAGCGTGTGCACAAACCAATCGCCCATCTCAAAGGCTGGCATTGTGCGCTTCATGCCACCCTGCCGGAAGGCGAGCTTGGCCTCTCGGTACTGACCCTGAGTTAGCCCCAAGTAGTCCTCGAAGTTGCCATCACCATTCCAGCGATAGTCAGGCGACTCTATGTCCCAGTAGTCAGTGGCGAACGTTGTCAGGTGGTCGTGGTAGTTGGCAATGGTTCCGTCGATGTCGACCAGCACTACCGGCAGGACATCCTCACGGCAGGTTTCACACTGCATCGAGCACCTCGCAAACCTGCTCGAAAGCATCGTCAACAAGTAGCTCGCTCTCGAACACGCCATACCGACCTATCCGGTGCATGTCATCAGCGAAGCAAGTGCAGGTCGTGCTCAGTGGCTTACGCACCCGCTTGCCTCCCCCGGTGAACTTCTCGGGATACTCTGCCGACTGATGGCTAAACAGGTTAGCCGTGCGATACCAGTCGTCATCAGGATCACCGCTGTAGATGATGGTGCCATTGGGCACCTCCTGCGGACACTCCTCACGGGTGTAGACCTGTTGCCAATGAAACTCGTGCTCGTCAGGCTTGACGCAGTAGCCCAGTGGGTTGATACTGCTGAACACGATGTCGTTATCTTCCACGACTTTCTCTATGAGCTCGGCACGTATTTCACCATCCCAGATGGTGTTGCTGTACCGCTTCCATAGTTCGCTGTATGCCTCCTGCAAAGACCATGCCGGGACAGTGCCCTCGAACCGATCCCAGCTACATGGCGCAGCGAAGTCGCCATACACCTTCTCGGCGTACCCATCACGACTGCCTAGCTTGCTGTAAGTGATGTGCCCGTCAGGCTCACTGGTGGTTAGTTCAGGTATGTCACTGTGGAGGTACTGAGCACCGGGCATACGGCTCATCTCCATAATGGAGTAGACAGATATCTCTGGTTCTTCGAGGTAGAGGTGGCTGGCATGTACGGCCAGAAGGCCAACCGGACCAGCTCCTAGTACGGCTATTTTCATGGGGCAAGACTCCTAAGTATTTCCTGAAGGGTGGGCGAGCAGCGAATGAATGCTCCATCTCGTACGAGCATACGACGCTCCCACAGGAAGTTCAAATCACCGCTTATCTGTTCTCGTGGCACGTTCATCATGTCCTCGAGGTCCACCCGCTTGAACCTTGCGCTGTGCCGTAGCGCCTTCGAGAACATTGGTCTACCCTCGAGCCAGCTAGTTACTTCGAGCTCGTTGATCTCCGCCATAAACACATCCATCTGTGCTTCCCGGCTGACCTCTGCGTATCCGAACCCTGCGTTGGTGTAGATACCCTCGAGGTAATCGCTCGCCGCAATGACGTGACTTCTTTTGACCTCAAGGACATCACCCGATTCGTCCGTGCTATACAGCCGAGCAGCAATAGCCATAGCAATCCGAGCGACCTTGACCCGTATGTTGGCACCTTGGACCAGCGGAGGATCTTCCTCGAACTTATCTCCCAGAATAATTGCTTGCTCGTAGATTGCGTCTTCGGCTCGTGGAGCCCACACAATCTGCTCGGGTCTCCTGGACCACACCCAAAGGAGCAGGTCGTGGCAGAGTCCCGCTGTGTAAACATGATCCATTCCTTCGTGTTCTCGGTTGATATCTGCGCTGTCGACATCGGTTGACTGCACGCTCATGGCAAAGTCAAACCGGGCGACGTCTTCGTTGTTGCCCACCAGTGGTCTAATGGCTTGAACCCCGTAGGTGTAATCTGCCATCTTGGCGTTACGAGGGTTGCCCAGCCAGAGCAGCCGTGTCCTAGCGTGTGTCTTCTCGCTCTTGATCTTAGTTAGTTCGGCTTCCCCACTTGACCGAATGCTGGACATCATGGCTATCTGTTCAGGGGTTAGGCCGCTGACCTCGTCCATGATGACGATGCGCCTGTCGTTGAGCGGGACACTGCCCCAGCTAACCTCCCAAGCGTTGTTGGACATCTGCGTTAGACCACCAACCACCCCCGCAAAGCTGGCTGCCTCGCAACTGATCATCTCCCCTAGGCCGTAGTGCTTGCGTAGCGTCCCTGCCGCCGCTGACTTGCCGGTCCTAGTGTCCCCAACGATCATGCCGTCCAGCCAGCCCTTGTGTATGCGCTCACCCAGTAGGTCAAAGGCGAGAACACTGTGGAACACAAGGTCCATGAAGATGTGCATGTCTAGCCGGTTGTAGATCTTGGTCACGTTGTGCGCCAAGTCATCGGCTATGTGCTCCAGCTTGTGAAGGATCGTTTGACCCCTGTCAGGCTGGAACGTCTTCAGCCGCTCGTGCATCTCCGGCGTCATCTCAAACTTCTCGATGTTGGTATCTACCTGCTCGAGCTTCCAGGTTTGGAACTCCGACTTCTGACTGCGAGGGTTGGGATGTATCTGCCCCACCGCACGCACTGTGGAGTTGGGGTCTGTGTCATGCTGGCCCACCGCATAGATGCGCCGGGTTGTGTAATCGCCAGACTCATCGGTGTCTATGTCCTGATCCATTGCTGGCCGGACAAACACTTCTTCAACTGTTTGATGTTCCTCCACACCCATCAGGAGCTTGTTGCATTTGACGATGTCATGTTGCGACCGGAACACTGCCCTGACCTGATCGGTGCTGGCCTCCATCATTTGCATGACTGCCGGGTCATTAGGGAGCACCTCACGGCGCATAGTTCCCCCAGCCATCATCATGGAACACGCCTTGCACTTGGGACCGGCGTCCATCGTGCACTCGAGCTCCACCTTGCGGGGCACTAGGTGAGGTGGGTTGCGCTTGCCGGTGACCGTTACCCTCGAGCTGAGAGTCTCACCTACGTTCTGACTGTCGAAGGTGTCCAGGACCGATACTTCTGTTGGATCTTCCTCGCCGCTACCCACTGCGATATCGTCGGCTGCATCCATAAGAGCCCGGAGGTCACTTGCCTCGTAACCATCGAGCCAGAAATCTGTCAGGTCCTGCCCATGATTCTTAGTGATCTCATACGGCAGGGTGATTACGTGAACCTCTGCTGCAACATCACGTAGGTTCTTGACTATCTTGAGTGCGCCTTTCTGCCCATCCTTGTCGCAGTCTTGACAGACGTACACAACCAGCCCACGAAACTGACTGTTCCACTCAGGGTTCCAGGAGGTTGCGCCCCCGGTCCTAGTAACAGCATGGAAGCCCTTCTGGATGGTGAGCATGGTGTCCCACTCGCCCTCACAGATGATTACCTCATTGGCTTCAATGAGTTCATCCACCGGGTACAGCGTTGGTGAGCCGTGCCCTTTTACCGACCAAATCTTTCGGCGGTCGTCTGAAGGATCAAGTTGATAACTTCTGACGTTGACGAGTTCGCCAGAAGCGTCTCTGATCGGGATGACGTAACACTCATGCCCCACGTCCCAACCCACTTCGAAGTCATCGATAGTCTGGTCGGAGAGTCCCCTACGATCTTGTAAAGCAGATCTGACTTGGGCCTCAGCACGAAGCGCACTTTGCCATGCTTTGACTTGAGCGTCATTGTGAGGGAAGGGGACTTTCTCTTTGGGTTCTTTGGGGCTGCTTCCATTCAGACTTAGGTCCTTTACTAATTTCTTTATATCGCCCCCAACGTCACAGGCTTGGCAGTACCAAGCTCCTGTCTTGACGTTCAGGCTGGCACTTCGGGTGTTGTCATCGTGTAAGGGACATTTCATGCCCCATTCGTTACTGCTATTCGGGCCACTATCTTCGAGGTATTCATCGAGGGCGGCGATGATTGACTTGCTAACTGGCAATGTAGGCTCCTTGAAAGTCTCTGCCGTCCCCCTACACACCCTCTTTAGAGTCGTAGAATTCACGCTTCGTCATTGTGAAGATTCTGTTGTACTCCCTCGGTTCAACTTGTGCCTCGCCCGATGCAAAGTTGTCTATCAAGTCCATGAGGCCATCGCTGACCCGGAACAGCCAGTAACAGGTGTTCCCTTCCCAAGCAATCCCCTGTGAGGTTTGCCCTGACATTTTCAGGAATGTGACTTGCGCCATGTCATTCGTTCTATGAAACTCATGCACGTCGCTGAGAATCTTCTCGCTCATTTCTATGCTCCTTTGCTATTACGCCGAGTGGCGGGGGACTAACTGTAGTCTCCCCGCCGCCTCAACGTGTGGGTTGCTATTTAGAAGGGTTCGGTGTCGTTGTCCCGAAGCCGAGCAATGAGAGCAGGCTTTGCCCCACGGGTATTGATGTCCCGCTCCTTGCATTCGGCACGAAGCTCGGGGACCGAAAAGTCCTCGTACTCGTCCTCAACTTCTTCTTCGACTTCGTCCTCGTCATCTTCATCGAGGTCTTCGTCGTATTCCTCTTCGTCTTCGCCGCCATCTTCATCGATGTCGTCATCCTGATCTTCATCAAACAGGAGATACGCACCCACACGAGCTTGATACTCGTCGTTGTACGTTTCGCCTTTGACTCGGACCTTGAATCCTTTACCGATGAGCTCGTCTAGGTCGACGCTGCCTTTGCGCTTCTTGGTTGTGGCTATACCCATTGCCTGAAGAAACTGATCGAGCTTCCACTCGCTTGCCTCATTAAGCACGATGTAGTCGAACAGAAGTGCCCCGTTGAATTTCTTGTCAGTGACCTTGGAAGTCACCTTCAACATCGGGTTACCGGCCTTAGACTCGGTCTGGTCGATTTCGTTGATCTTGGCCTTGTAGACGCCCGGTTGCGGTGGAACAAACGCTCCGCCACCCTTGGCCTTCTCGGGGTCAGATCCTGACACGTCATATTTCAGCTTTGCCATGTTAAGTGGCCTTTCTTGTTGTCTGTTTTGTCTTCTTCCGAGCGGGCCGCTTGGCCTGCTTGGGCGTAGCCACCGTAGCAGCTATGGCGCTCTCGAGTTTGGGGACTGTTGGGTCGTCCAACACACCCGGCATCCCAGGGAATCTTCCCTTGGCGAGATACTTGCTTCGCTTCTCCACGATCATCTTGCGGTGGATACCGTCTTCCTTCCGGACGACCTGCATACACCCCACAATGTTCATGTAGCCGCATATCTTCTGTGCGAGCATTCCCTGCCCACCCTGGATCATCGGCAGGTACAGCACACGACCCTCGTCATCCTCTGTCTTCATTTGATGGGCCGTGAACCCAACGTGCATACTCAACTTCTTGAAGTCACGCACAACCGTTGACAGTTGATTCTGGTTAACCAAGTATTCGTGCTGGTCAGGAACCCAACGGTTACGGGAAGGCTTGGCTGCGACCAGCGCCTCCATAACGTGGTCCATGTTTTGGTCCTGCATGAGTGTGACGTTGTCCACCCAAACCCAGTCGTATTCATCCTGCCCCTCGTGGCGCAGGTACTCGTAGGCATCTGCCAACTCACTGAAGTTGCTTACCGACCACACATCGGCCTTGCTGCCAAGAGCGGCTGCGGACATAACCTCCGCTTCGTCGTTGGCAAGGATCAAAGCCTTTGGACTCGAGCCGGCGAACACTGTCTTGCCTACTCCGGGCTCTCCGTACACCATCATACGATGATATCCGTCCCCCGTGCTGACTGGTTTGATTGCTTTCGGTCTTGTCATGATTTCCTCCATACGATTGCTGTGTGATCTACTTCGATGATCTTGTCTTCAATGCTGCTCTCACTTCGAAACTGGTCGACCGCATCCTTGCAAGCGTTCATGAGGTTATAGTCGTCGATGATGACCATGCCCCCAGAACTCACGTATGGATACAAGTAGTACAGAGAGTCGTAAGTGCCCTCGTACATATCTGCATCAACACGCAGTACCGACAGTGGTCGTCCCTCTGCCTTAATCCACTTGGGAAGGCTGTCGTGGAACCAACCCTTGCGCAGTGAGTAGGCATTTTCGGGGATGTGGTAAGCCTGAAAGTTGTGACTGACACGCTCCAGGTCTACGGCGAACACGTTGTTCCACTCGTGCCATCGGCTGTTCTCATCACGAGGGTAGGAGCCTTCCGGCAAACCCTCGTAGCTGTCGAAGGCCCATACGTGTTTGTCCACTGCCCACTCCTGGAAGTACAGGGCAGCGAAGATGCTTGCCCCACCACGCCAGACCCCGCACTCGGCAAAGTCACCGGGCACCTTGTCCAAGCGCACACCGTCTAGGCAGGACTCGAGGTTGATCATCCGACGTAAACCAATCATGGTCTCTGCCGTCATAGGCCACGACTTACCGTCCCAACGATCCTGCATGTTCTGTGGTGTCCACTCAGGAAGGTCATCTGAAGCTTCAGGGTGGAGTGGCAGGTCTGGATCCAGCAACCCGTAGCGAGTTATGAACTGTCGGTATCTACCGAGATTGTCTCTGATGGTATCTTCTTCATTCACTATCTGCTCCTAGGTTGTCTCTATGATCTCCGTACGGATCCCACTTCTTCATGGTTCCGTCACGTACTGACTCCCAGTCACTGCGAGTCTCGTGTACCTCACACATATCTCGGTACTGGCAGAACCCACAGTGCTTGCCGGGGTTCTTGTAAATGTTGAGTTTCCCGTCCTTCACCAACTTGATCTCTTTGGCAATTGACTGGACACGCTCGTACACAGACAGCCGGTCGTCATTAGTGCGCCATGTGTACTCACGCTTGAAGTACGGGGCTGGCTGATTCTTGCTAACGCTGCCGTCCTTGTTCAGGATGCGCCCCTCATCATCACGGGGCTTGGTTGAAGGCATCGCCTTGCGCAGCCTGTTGTAGAGCACGAAGTCCAAGTCCTCTGGGCTGTCAATGACCCCGATGCTTGCCAAGTACATAGCGCCGAAGGTCCAATAGGCACCGGCCTGCTCATCCATGATGAGCGGGGCACCAAAGGGCTCCAATGTTGCGCCTGTCTTGTGCTCAAACATACCGATCTTGCCGGTGTGCAAGTCCCTGATGACTGCATCCACCGTGCCGGTGTAAGTACAGAGGTACTCGCCGTCATCGTCGAAGATATCTATCTGGAAAGTCTGCTCCGGAGCGATGACTTCGTATTGGTCATCCTTGCCGTATAGCTCCCAGTAACCCCGCAGCATGGCGAGGCCCATTTCCTCAGCCTCCACCTTGCCCACTAGGAATGGCTGCCCACCCTCGTCAATGAACTTCTTCCACACCTTGCGCCATATACGAGCCGGGTGGCCCCCACGCTTCTTGCCCGGTGGGTAGAAGATCTCCAACGCCTCATGGATGAGGGTGCCAAACTGTAAAGCTGACTTGGGTGCTTGCGATTCAAGGTTGTCGAGGTATGCCCATGCCCATTGCTGGCGGCATTGTCGGTACGAGGATAGCTCACTCGTCCTAACTATCATTTCCATATTGTTCTCCTGTCGACGCCGGTCATGACAACCGGCTTGTAACTACATACTAACGGGTTTGCGGGTCAGGGACTGCCTAACCTAAACGTCTATGTTCTGAGTCCACTCCACTAGGCAGATGTGACACACGCACTCTATCTTCGCCACATCGGTCCACTGTTCCTGGACTCGTGCAACGGGGTCGCCGATGTCACCACAGAAGGTCTCTGTTACCGATGTCATCCAGTGAGCCTCGAACGGATGACCTGCCACAGGACTAGCCCAGCCGGGTTCGTAGATGGGAGTATCGGGGGTTACGGTTACTCCTTGCATAGTCTCACCCATGCGCTTGCCGATGTCTTCCCAGCGAATCAACTCCTTAGTGCGTGCCGAAGTCCAATATCCTTCTGACTTCTGCCACAGCCAACCCATTCCATCCATTGCATATCCGTTTGTTGGTTCATCCATGATTACTCCAATTGGTAAAGCTAATGACTATTAGGCGCACGCCCGAGACGACTTTTGACCCCACCCCTAAGTAAGTCAGGTTAGTGAGTGAATGAAGTCGTAATAAGTTTTTTACCCAAGGGTCTCTAAGCACCTCGTGTGTGCGCCTGTTAATCATTAGCATTGTCTTTAGGTTTTGCGTTCTCTCGGAAGTTCAAAACCCGAGTATTGATTCGTTCTTTGGTCAGATTGCCCTTGAAGATGCGTTCTTCGACGGTATCTTTAGCAAGGATCTTGTAAACCATTACCTGTGAAGTCTTAGTTCCACGATGCACACGATCCTCTGCCTGCTCTTGGTCGTCCGGGTTCCATGTTTCGTCCAGGAACACGACGGTGTCTGCTTCGTCCAGCGTGATGCTGACGCCACCGGCTTGCGTGTTCATAAGCATGAGACGCAGCGTACCATTTGGATCCTGGAACTCTTCGACAAGGACGTCACGCTCACCAACGGGCACGGCCCCTGTGATCTTGCCTACCCGCACGCCCTTGGCAGTCAACCATCCTTCCACCATATCTACGATGGTAGTGAACTGGCTGAATACGACAACCTTCTCTGTCCCCTCGTTGTCGAACAGCCCACGCTCGCCCAGTATCTCCTCGAGCACTGGCAGCTTGGCACTGTTCTCAGTGGGCTGAAGCGTTATCCTGTCGTCCATACTTAGGAGGTCTACCTCTACGGTTTGCTCCGCACCCGCAAACTGCCGGAGGCGGGTGTAGACGGCCAAGATCGATGTGGCAGACAGTCGCTCTTCTTCGATCAGTATCTCTGTGTTGGCTTCCCACTCGTCGTACTGTTTCTTCTGCTTGCCCTCGAGCTCCACCCATTGCTCGATGTACTGCTTCTCTGGCAGCCACTTCATGATGTTGCTCTTGACCCTGCGCACCATGTACTCGCTCATCATCTCGTTGAAGTCATCCCGGCGATAGCTAAGGACGTCGCCAATCTCCTGCCCATAGCCGTTGCTGAATATCTGCAACCAGTTATTCGCAAACGACCACTTCGAGGTGAACAGTTCGGGGTACAGGTAGTGAAGTGCGTAGTAGAACTTCAACGGCTTGCCGCCGATTGGCGTCCCAGACAGGAGCACCCGCTTGTCAGCTTTGAGCTTCTTGACGCTCTTGTAAAAGAGAGTGTTGGGGTTGTTCAGCCCCATGCGGTGGAACTCGTCGATGACGACGGTGCCCCATTCCACATCGTAGATCTCGGGGTACTTGCACGACCCGTCCTTGCGGAGCTTGACCACTTCCGGGTTGAGCACGACGTAGCAAGGCTGCCCAGCTACCGCCAACGCAGCTATGTCAGAGCTGACGTGGGCTGCTGTATAGCCCTCAGACGGCCTTGGAGACACTATTGGGGTACTAGGGCACCACCGGGCAATAGAAGTCCGCCACGTAGGCCCTAGGGCCGTCAGGGGTGCGATGACCAGCGTTGGCGCTAGGTCTAAGCCGGACTCATATATAGCACCGAGCGTCTCTACCGTCTTACCAGTGCCGGGTTGATTGAAGTTCATCGGGCTAGGTGCCTCTGCCATGAACTTGATGTCAGCCAGTTGATAGCCCCTAGTACGAACGAAGTCGTATAGCTCGGGGTTGAGCTCTGGCAGCATCTCGAGCTTGCCGGTGTCGGCGGAGGCTAGGTCCTGGAGGTGCTTCTGCCTCTTACGCCGCTCTTTGAGCATTGCGATTGTCTTGGGGTTGAAGTTGACGTCACGGCCAAACTCCTCACGCAACCGGGCGTGACTCTCTAGCGTCGGTGGCAGCTTCCAGTGCGGTCCACCCTTCTCTTTGGGTACGAACTTAGCGCCACCTATGCGCTTGATCCCTGCGACCGCTCGTGGGTCATACGGGAAATGTACTGTCCAGTCTTCGTGGACTTCGATCGTTGTTGTCATCCTATGCTTTCTATGGGTGGGAGTCTCGGGACTGAGAGTTCTGAGGCGGCAGGGTTGCCACTCTCAGTCCCGAAACGGTTAATCAACGTGAGGCGACTCGCACCACACTGCCAACGGTGATGACTGTGCTTTCGCCGTCGGCGCTCTCTAGGGAGAGCTCGGCGTCTGCGCCTTCACCAGTGAGGTCAGCAACGGCTTCCACCTTGATACGATGCTGCTTGCCCTTCACCTTGTATGTAACGGTCTTTCCGTCCATACCGTCTGACATTTCCTCGTAGGTCTTGCCGACCCACTTATTTCCCTTGGCCTTCGAGGCCGCTTTCTTGGCAGGGGCTTTCTTAGCCGCTTTCTTGGGAGTGGCTTTGGCCTTAGCTTTGGGAGCTGGCTTCTCATCTTTCGGTGAGTCCTGTCCGGCGGGCCAACGACCACCCTTGCCAATTCGGTTGCCCTTCGTGGTTTTGCCTGTGGCTTTCACGTAAAGGCTTCGGCACTTTGCCTCACCCAAGCTGCTTCGAGCCATGATCTGGCCCCAGCTAAGGAGGTCTTCGTCACGGGCGACCACAATTGCAGCACCGAGCTCTTCATCGGTCTTGCCCTTGATACGATCCTTTGGTCGAACCTTGGCCTGCATATAGAGGAACATCACACGATTGGCAGCGATGCCAGTCTCTTCAGCGATGTCTTCCCAAGTGGGCTGTGGATCTTTCTCCCGCATCTCAACGACCTGCGCCATTAGGGCTTGTCGTTCATCTTCTTTTTCCGCCTTAGCGGAATCCTTATCGTTTGTCTTCGTTGCACTCATAATTTACTACTCCTGCTTCCAGGTTCCTAGTCAGACTCTCTAACTAGGTACTTTCAATTTTACCGTTTCTCTCGTTCTACGGCAACCGGCCAACGGTGATAATTACCGACTGCTGCATCGTAAAACCACACTTCTCTTCCTTGCGTCTTATCAACACCTTTCGGGTAAAGGTGACGCTTCAGAAACTTCTCGAGCGTCACAATACTTGGGAACCTGAGGTGGTGTGGCACGAGATAGAAGAAATCTTCATCTTCTTGGTAGAAGACCAAATCTTCTATTTCTGGCTCATCCCTCTCAAGGGTAAATGCGTCTTCGTATGCGATCCATGCCAACCCCGCATCGTCCCAGCTAGTGAAGGACTCTCCGTAGTAGCCGCCATCCTTTGTCATGATGACAACGGCTGCCACTGCATCCGGCAGGCGGTAGTCCGCTTCGTAAAGCGCCGCCGTTCCAATGGTATCTTGGTCACCACTGATTTCGATAGGTTCGAAGTCTCCTAGCAAAAGTTCGCATACTTCTGTGTCGAGGACCAGCTTTTCGCCCATGCAGTCATGTTCGCACAAGTTGGGTGAATATAGCGAGGTTACGCTCGTGCTGGCCCATGATGAATGTCTCAACTTCTTCCAATCTCCATCCTTTCTTATTAACGTCGTAATAGGAGTTCTGAAATAACATCTCCCATGTACGCTCTGTGTAAACAGACTTGTGATCTAGGTCCTGCGCTGCCATCTGGCTTCTGTACCACGGGACCATGATGTTGATGGTGCCACCCCTGCGAAGCACCCGCTGGCACTCCCGCAACGTGTGAATCACGCCGTCGGAGGTTAGGTGCTCGAAGAAGTGCCACGCATAGATGTTGGTGATGGCGCTGTCCTCGAAGGGCATAGGGTCGTGCTCACCGTTCCACTCTGGCAGGTCCAGTGTGAAGTCCATGCCACCCATCGGGTTGTTGCCGGGGCCAAGCTCTAAGTGCGGTGACTCCGAGGGGAATACTGGCTGGAACGCTATGTCCCGCTTCATCCCGTAGAAGTATCTCTGCTCTAGACTCTTGATCATGACAGTGCCTTTCTGCTACCGGGGACTCGCTTGCCACCGAGGTCTGCCTTCTTGCCTGCGGACTGACCCTGCCGACGACCGGCAGCATCTATCTTCCCCAGTGCGTTCTTGCGGTTGGAGAGCTTAACGTCGGCCCACTCTTCTTCGTACTTGTCCTGGACCTGCTTGCTCCGGGAAGCCAGTACGAGTGACGTGCTGGTTCCCCCGCTGCCTTGGTCATTGTTGCGTGCTCGCACAATGCTGTTGACCCGGTCGTTGATAGCAATGTTGAAGCCGCCAACGTAGGACCGCTTATAGGTCTTGGGGTTGGTCTTCACTACGTCCAGACCGTTCTCTTCGGCCCACACCTTGTATCGCTTCTGCCAACCGATGAGGCGGCTGCGATTGGGTTCCTTTTCCTCAGCCCCTTCGACACCGGCTAGGTGAAAGGCGTTCCATATCTGCGCCCAAGTGAACCCAGCTTGCTTGAACAGCTGAACGTTCTCTTCGATGCGCAGGTCGAGGTCGGCATGTGGTTCGAGGTGGGTTGCCATCTGCAACCGGAGGGACTGGTAAAGCGATTGCGCACTCTTGATGTCCTCCGGGAAGCCAACGACGGTGGCAGTAGTTCCCCGTAGCCGCTGCCCTAGACCGTAATAGACGGGCACAACGTCGAAGAACTTGCAGCACACCGTGAACAGACTGGCGAACTCGCTGTCGAGGTCATTGCTACTGGAACTAACCGGAATGCCTTCCTCCTTAACTGGAATGGCCTTCTCCAAGTTGCCTGCCTGTGTGAGTTCCCACTCATTGACGGCATACTCAGTGCGGTACTTGTCCACCTTCTCGAGTAAGGCGTCACGCTCCGGACCAAAGTCCGTGCTCTCTGCCTTGGCGAGCAGCTTGGCTATCTTGCCAAGTGTTGCTTGTCGTTTGTCAGAATTCATCCTGCCTCCAGGTGCGCTTGACTTCTTCCATGTAATCCACCGGGCAGCCGACCGTATCTCGGTCGCCTTCCAGTAACGTGCCTGCAATGATGACCGGGCCGTGAACAAGTGTCCCGACTCCGGTTTGGGTTTGAACAAGCCAACTAGCGGGGAAGTTGGGTTTCATCCCGTTCATCAACCCCTCTTCGTTAACCCACATGACGACCTCTACTTCAGGCGCTTGCATGAGGGTTATTGCCTCAATCAAACCCTCGACTGCTTCTTGCAGCACCTTGAGAGTTGCTTGGCCGGGTTGCTGAGTGACACGTTCGAGGGTGCCGTCTTCCCGGATGACTAGATAATCCATACTGTTTTCCTATCTGCTTGGGTTACTAACTTAATTGTACCGCACGTCTAATTCAGGTGCGGGCTATATCTGCTTCTGTTGTCTTCCCTTTGGAGGGAGTTCTTCTTTGGGCCACCACTCTTCCCAGATCTCTGGCGTGAAGTCATCCACACACAGGAACGGGGCAGGGTCGGTGGGGTCGTGGAGATAGCAAATGTACGGCTCGCCAATGCCCGGTTCAATTAGAACCCGACCGCTTGGCATGGACCGAATTACGAATCCGCCGTGCTCATCTTCGAGCTCTTCCCGGTACACGTCGATGAGCGTGAGCGTTAGCTGTTGCTGCGCCTCTGTTTGGAGGGACCAAAGCTCACGCACATCGATTGTGTTGCCGTCGTCATCTACTACCGGCATATCATCTCCCTAGAAACATCCAGATCCCCTCCATGCTGAACTGCCACCACTGTTGATGAGGTGCAGCGCAACCATATCTTGGTAGAAAGGCGGGGCGTACTTGGCTCGGCTGTACTCGCCACCTCGACCCATGGAGCGCAGAACGCTACGCCATGTTCCGTCGATGAACTGGTAAGCACCACTCGCTGAGCTTCGTGGGTTCTCTGCCTGATAGCCATTGTCGTGAGGGTATGGTCCTCTGTCGGACTCGTGATGTCGGATGCAGGTCAGTGACGGGTGGTAGTGAGCGGGGTGCTCACAACTACTGCCGACGACCACAAGGACGATGGCGGCTACTGCCGCTGGAAGGACTCGCTTCATGCCATCACCAAGCCTAGTGGAAGGGCGCAGTCGGGATGGGCAATGATGCTGTTTGGGCGTTCATCACCGAACCTCTCGTCCTCTTTGATCCACCATTCTCCGGCGACGTTGCTGTCGAACTTGGACATGCAGTCGTAGCGTTCCCCGCAGAGTTCGCAGGTCCCCTTCGCATCCAAGGCCTCCTCTTCGGTTTGTTCATCTGGATATATCTTGATGTTCACTTGCTATCTTTCTGTTTGCGGCTTTGCTCCCAGTCGAGGAGGCTCCAATAGGCGTATGTATCTCGGTGCAGCTTCTTCACGTGCCTGCGCAGGTTCGCCGCTGAGGCAAACCTCCGCTGACAGTAGATGCACATGTCATCCCAGCCCCAGAAGTCATTACCACTGGGACCGGGATTGGGCTCTGATGGTGTTCCCATCAAGTTGGTGTTTGCCATTTAGGAGTACTCCTCTTCCACGTCGAAGCCGTCGAGGTTAACGGACTGAGTGTCGATGCCGAAGTCGTCTCCGAGAGCATCTTCGACGGCCTCGTCATCGATGCTGGAACCTTCGCCCCAGTTGGCAACCTGAACGGTTGCTGAGAGTCGGCAGTCCACGTTGACCCTTGGGATGTCGTCCTCGCCCCAGCCGCACTCTTCCAGGAAGTCCTTCTTGCCATCCCGGCAGCCGTCGTGACTGAGGGTGGCGGCAATGACCTTGCCTTTGGTTTCCTCGTAGGTGTTGACCAGCCTTGTATTCCTGTCGTAAGCCTCTGCGGCTTTCTCCTGCCTGTAGAACATTTGGTCCAGCATGGCAACCGTCTTCGGCTTCTCGGTGTCTCGCTTGATGTTGTCTTCGACGGTGGACCATCCAAGCCCCGCCGAGGCGTACCAATCCTTCAGCCACCCTAGATGGTGGGCATCCTTTGGGGTGGTACTGGTGAGCTCAAAGAGCGCCAGGATTTCGTGTAGTGACTTTTCTGACATTGTTAATCTCCTAATTGCTATAAGTCGTAACTAATAGTACCCCGGTTGGGGTTCTGCGACAACCCCTATGAAGGGGTTTCTTGTTCTCTGTGTTGATGGGAGGCGAAGGTTCCAAGCAGCGTCTTCACGCCGTCGGCCTGCGTCCCGGATGACTTTGCCATCCAGCCACACGAGCAGCGGATGCTGCCGGTCGGGCTTGTGAGCCTACCGACGGTTGGGTCGCTTAGTGGAATCTCCTTTCCTTGAATTGTCAGTGTTCCTTCGTGACTCATGTTTCTCCTCTATATTCTCTAGGACCATGATTATCAGGGCCAAGAAGCCCATGATGATCGCAGCCGCAATGATCAGTTGAATGATTAGCCATACCATTTATCCCTCAGCAAGTTCCCGGATTCTTTCTTGGTATTCGTTGGTGCACCGTAGGCACCAGTGAGCACTCAACATCTCCAGGATGTTCTCGTGAATGTCGGGCATGGCTTCTCCGATCTCCATACCCTCAGACCATCTTTGCATGGCCTTCGGGTCGAGATCAACATCCACACGACGCTGGCACTTCTTGCAGTCCCAAACGTAGTTGCGGATGGGGTTGTCGCTGATCATGTCACCCTCCCACTCGGGCCTGCCGACATCCACTTGAGAGCGGCAGATTGCCCGCCCTTGTTCATGATGATGTCACCAATGGCGACCCACGCATGTTCGTCGAGTGTGAGTCTGGTGGGGTCGACCTCTCCAGGACCGATAGCATCATCAGTCAGGTCGATGTCAAACCACCGGAACACTTCAATGAAGATGTCCATGAACCCGTCTAGGTCCTTGAGGTCTTCGATCTCTTTGTCGGTTGGGTCGTAATGTTTCTTAGTCACCTGAATCACATATCCAATGGTATCCGCACTTGTTGCAAGTGCCTTCCCGGTAGCAGTTTCTCTCATTATGAATTCGGTATTCGTGGTCGCACCCAACTTCTACCCGCACGATCTTCGCCTTGTCTTCGGTGTAACCCCAGAAGCTAGGAAGCCAGACACCGTACTGATTGGGGGTGCCTCTGCCTGACTGGCCCGGAGGGGGCACATCGAACCAAGCGAACTGAGGGTATGGGCGGTAACCCGGAAGGGCGTCAATCACCTTTAAGACTTCCTCTGGAATGTCGTCATAGGCATAAGCCTCCGTGCGTGCCGCACCACATGTCAAGCCGAAGTTGAAGATACCCCAACTACTGCCCATCGGGCCGTACTTGTCTTCCCCACTGAGGACCTTGACTTGGACTAATTCTTTGTCGGGCCAATCCGCTCTCATGATACGGTCACCCATTGCATGGTTACCTGAAGGAGATTGTCGTAGTCTCCGCTCATGGCTTCTTCACGGTACTTGGTGAATTCGCTTTCCTCAATGCCCTCTCGGCGCATTGCCTGTCTGACGTTGCCCATTATGGCGAAGGCGTTGCCGTCGTTGCCGACTAGCTCCACCTCAACATCTGGGTACTTTGGTCCATTCATTACATGCCCATCCTTTGCTCTTGTGATTGTATCGCTCTGTCTTCTGCGATGCCGTTGCAGTAATCCATCCACTGGGCAAGAAGCTCAGCTGGACACGCTACGGCATCAATTTCGTCTACGACATTCCTGCCATTGCATTCGTGGCAAGTAACGTCGTATCGACCTTGGAAGTAATCTTCCTCAAACCCTTCGTCTTGCCAGCATTCGTCACTGGCACTGATGCCATTGCCGTCGATGCTCGGGTTGACGTGTTTGCCATTCCCGTTGCAGGTAGGGCAAATGATCTTGATGGTGGGAATACGCACCTCGTACAGTTCCTCGAAGTTGCGCTTCGTGGCTATGGGGCCTTCTGTTGGCATCAGATGTACCCCAGGATCCGTAGCGGTGAAGGGAAACCGTGAGGGCACTTGCCGTCTGGCTCCACTTCGCAACCTTCTTCACAGGCCGTCTCAATACTGTAAATCGTGCCGTGAAACAGGATGGCGTCTAGGTTTGCATCACTGCAATATTCCTCTGCGTGCTTGGCAGCTTCTTGCTTCTGTTCTTTGGTCAATGCCATTGCTATGCTCCTAATGTTGTTTGCTATAACTAACTATACCAAGGGTAAGCCTCCATGCCTACCCCTTGAATTGGATTTATATTTGATCTAGGTCGTAGAGGAAATCCTTAACAAGCCTCACGAAATCCAGAACCTTGTTGGGGTCCTCTGCAAGTTCCTTGTTGCTATCCGGATGCAGGATCTCTATGACGTGATACAGGTATTTCCGAATGTACGGCTGAGCTTCCTTCGTCGTGAGCTTCACGAAGCCGTACCTTTTCATGAACTCTCGTACCCCTTCGAGGTCTTCCGGTAACTCCCATTCTTCCTCGAAATCAGCATTTAGTGGGCTGTCCTCTTCTAGCATTCCAGTTCGCAGCCACACGGTATCTTCACCGTTGAAGGCAAAGACCCATGCGTGGCTGGTCTGGGCAGCGTAGAATCCCGGACGGAAGTTAGCTGTCACGGATGGCCCTTCCCCATTCGAGCCACAAAGCTATGCCGATCCACTGCCTCTTGCTATGGATGGTGAATCCGCTTTGCCGTGGGTCTGAATGGTAGAAGTACCTTTCCACAACGTGCCTTTCAACGCCTGGAATTCTACTTCGCTCGAGGTAGTACGTCATCCGCACTGCTCGAGGATCTCGTTGTAAACGGCTTCTGCCAAGTCCCAGTCTTCGGAACCCTTGTTGATCATGCCAATGGCTTCAGCTTTCGAGAAGGTGGGTAGCCCAATGCACATCGTGCGTCGTTCCTCTGTGGTCATCGCGTCCCATGCCAAGGAAGCAGCTTCTGCGTCCACGGCGGAGGGTCCGCTGTTGTATTCAACGCCGGTGTCGGGGTTGGATGAGCTATCAAGATCACCGCACCCGGCGAGGGCCATTGTGCCGACGACGAGTCCAGCTCCGAGTGTTCTTATCTTCATGTTGTGGGGTCCTATCAGTTGTATATATGAGCTACTTAGCTCGGCAGCACAGCGAACATTTCTGCCCGCTGCGCTGGGCGCTCGGTTGCTTTACTCGGTGTGTGCCTCTCGCCGCCTGCGGGGCTTTGGAGGCAAACCGGCATGGCCGTTGATGCGGAACATGAATGGTAGGCTGAATTTCTCATCTATGCAGTAGTTGTAGAAATTGTCCATTGCCTTAATGGAGCCGCAATGCACCAGGAATGTTGCGTGCGGTATTTCCTGAGTGTACCACTCAAGCGCAGTGGCTAGGAACTGCTCCTCGTCTGTGTGGTAGATCCACAACCTGCACTTCTCGCCGTGCATTCCGGTGGGCTCGTTGTGATCCCAACTTACTGCGTAGGTGAAGCCGTTGGTATAAACCTCACGAGGGTCATATTCAATAACGTGCTCCGGGTCCTCCGGGGCCTCGTTGTTAATGGGTTCTGACATTTACTGACTCCTATTTGTTGGTGAACGTGTACTGGTTGGTTCTGTCATGCTATGGCTCCATTTATAGGTGGCTATAACTAACTATAGCGTGTGCTTGGTTCGGGTGTTGCCTCAAAGTATGGCGTTTTCCAGGTCGTTCATTACCCAGAAATTCCAGAGGTAACGCAAGCTCACGGGCCGGTATGGCTCCAACGCACACCGTGACAGAATACTGCCGGTGCGCCGATTGCCAACCGCTATGGCGTGAACGCAGGCGTCATCAAAGGCTTGCTGGTAGATGGCAACCGGGGCGCTGACCCAAGTGTTGTCTTCCATGTAGCTGCCGAGGATGGGGTCGCAAGCGTGGAGCTCTATGTAACACTGATCGGTGAGAGGGGTTGCTGTGCCCTCCTCGAGATTCACCAGCATTGCATCGTTGGCGTTAGCCCCCGGAACTTTGTCTGGAGTCACTATGAATATTGTCTTCATATTGCTATGCACTTCCTTTTGCTATTGGAATGATGATCATTTCTACGATTACAAATGCCAGAAAGGCAAACGCAACCACGATGGGCAGCCAACG